TACGTTGACCACATGTTTAGCTATGTGACCTTCAGCATGTGTAATTAAAGCACCTATTATTTTATCTTTCATATTAATTTATCACATCCTATAAATGAAGCCACAGTATACCTATCACTCCTAGCATAATCAGTAACAGGTGTAATACAATGTGGACACCTTTTTTGATTGTTAATTATAATTAATCTATTATGTTTAGGAAGTATAGCTTCCATAGATTCATCACTAATACTTTTACCCATTAAAAGTAAACCGCCCCAATCCCACTTCCATTGATCACATACATAATATAACAATCCTATATCAACCCTATTTACATCTCCTCTTAAATCATCTGTGTGCATCCTAGAATAATCTTTTTGTCTACACTTAATTATATATGTATTATCATTTATAACTTTTCTATTAAAATATAATTCAATAGAATTTAAAAAATTAATAGTAACTATTTCTTTCCATATAGGAGATTGTTCTAACTCTTTAGCTCTCCAACTTGTTTGACTATACTCTTCAGTAGAACTAGGAAATACATCTGATTGCATTTCAAATGCACCACCAGATTTATAGTGTAATCTTTTTTGATCAACTCTAAACCAATTATCTTCTGTTTTAAAAGTATTTAAAATATTAGTAGCTGTGTCTACTGGTAAAAAATTATCTATTATAGAGTACCCTTTAGAGTACCAATTCATATCTAAATCAAGCTGCAATTTTATGCTCCTCTTTTGTATTACTCCAACCCCAATCACCTGTCATTCCTGATGCATTGTAGTCCGTCACAACACCCTCAAAGAAATTCTTAAGGGTATCACCACCCACTATCCAATCAAGCCACTCAAGAGGATTTTCTTTAACCTTAAAGTTTCCTTTTAATCCCAACTGAATTAGTCTTCTATCTGCTATGTACCTAATGTAATGCTTAACTTGATCAGCAGTAAGACCTTTAACAGCACCCATCTCAAAGGCTGTATCTACTACAGCATCTTCTAGTTCAACACCATCTCTAAACATCTGATATATATCTTTCTTAAAATCATCTGTAACTATTCTAGGATGTTCTTTACAAAACTCTCTAAACAATTTAACCATGCCCTCACAATGCATAGTCTCATCTCGTACTGACCACTCTACAATCTCACACATGCCTTTCATCTTACCTGTTCTTTGATAGTTAAGTAGCATAGCAAAGGCTGAGAACAAAGACATACCTTCATTCATTACTGATCTAGCTAGGGATTTCCCTAACCCTGATAGAGTGGTAACATCTATGTCACTCATAAACTCTATCTTATCTTTCATCTGTTTATAATCTAGGAAAGCAGAGTACTCCTCTTCAGGTAATCCTAAAGTATCATTAAGTAATGCATAGCTTCTTTGATGCACAAACTCTCTGTTAGTAAAGCTAGTAAGCATAGCTCTAATCTCATTGTTCTTAAATTTCTGTATGTAGTACTCAAGATAATTAGTACCTACTGCTACATCACTTTGAGTAAACAGTCTAAGTATTTGAGTTATATGATTCTTTTCTGCATCAGATAATTTACCTGACTTCCATTGTGCTACATCATCTTGTAACTTAGCTTCCCATTCACCCCAATGGGCTTTCTCTGATTGTACTGCAAACTCTACAGCCCAAGGATATTTAAAGGGCTTGTATACTACTGAGGGATTTGTAAGACTCATTGTTGCTCCTTGGAAAAATAAAGGCTCGAATGAGCCTTGTGGTAATTAACAGTTTTATACAAACTTGATATTAAATCAAGCACTATTTTTTATGTATTAGTATATACATCTTCTTCCTCTAACTCATTGATTGATATCATCTTTTTATTTTTTAAATCTTCTTCAGCTTTAAAGTTATTACCTACTGTAAGTTCATTTAATAACTGTGTTATAGCATCCATTAATCTATAGTGTAAATTATATTCTCTTAATGTTTCAGGTTTAATTTTAAATTTTTTATCTAGTTCATCTCTCATTTCTATGAGTGCTTCTTTCATAAACATATTTCTTAATTCTTTATCAATTTCTATCTTCATCAGATTCATCTTTCTTTATATTAACTGTTTTTCTACTAGAAATCCATGCTTTAGGTATATGCATACGAGCATTAGCATGAGGATCAGCCCATGTAGATCCTATACATATGGCTTCTTTATTTTCTGATATTAAAAATCCAGCAGTAACTACTTTAGCTAATTCAGGAGGTTCTATTTCTCCCCAATCTGCATCACATTGAGCATCTTTCCACTCAACAACAGTTATACTATTCGTATTAATTTTAGGTACAGGTTTTTTAATCATTCGGTATCTCCACAGGTTCTATAGTTTCAGTAGGTATTCTAAAAAACTTTTCACCTTTCCATACATACTTATTAGGAACTTCAACAAGAGGTGTCTCAGCCAACGTTTCACCTTGAATAATATAACCATAGGTTTGGTCAGCATTAAGCACGAGAAAACAGATCGGAAGATTGTACTTGTCTTTGTTAAGAAACTTAGCTTTTCTCCCTGGTATTTGCAATTTTTCATATTGAAATTCTTTTCCTTTCCAAGGTCTTTTGATTTCAACTTCACAATAAAAATCTCCATTAGAATATTCATCACCACCCACAGGTGTAACTATTAAGTCAGGGCCATATCTATCTGTGTTATCTACTACATGATAGCCTTTGGCTTTCCAATATCTTTTACCTGCATCTCTTGCAAGTTTATCAAACTCTTCAAATAATTTTCTATCAAATTTTTTAAACATAATTTACCCCTCACAAGCAACACATTCTGCTGCATCTTTTAAAGCATCTCTTGGAATCTGAGTGCCTACTTTATCTGCTTGGTTTGCTGCACTAGTTCTTAAATAATATAAACCTTTTAAATCTGCTTTCCAAGCTCTTACATGCACAGAATTAACATAACTTTTATCACTACCAGCAGGAAAGAATAAATTAACTGACTGCCCTTGGCATATAAATGTTTGTCTATCTGAAGCATGTTCTATGATCCACTCTTGATCTAATTCAAAAGCTGTTTTAAATATAGACTTCTCATAATCATTTAAAAAAGAACAATGCTTTACAGACCCTTCATTACCAATGATAGATTTCCATACCTCATCTGTATTTTTTTGATATTTTAATAATACCTTTTCTAAATATTTATTTTTAATTAAGTGCGAACCTACTCTAGTTCTATGTACATAAGCATTAGATTTAACAGGTTCAATACTAGGTGTGCATCCACATATGATAGAGCTATTAGCATTAGGTGCAATAGCTAGTAAGTGTGCATTACGTTTGCCTGAACCTTTCATATCTGATGGCTCACCTTTTTCTTTAGCTATTAATCTACTTTCTTCTAAAGAATGCATTTTCATATCTCTAAAGATACGTTTATTTAAACCCTTTGCAACAGCACTTTCAAAAGATACATTCATTTTTTGTAAGTAACCATGAAACCCCATAGCACCTAGTCCTAAAGATCGTTCAGCTATGGCACTACGTTTAGCTTTAACTAAATCATCAGGTGCATTATCAATAAACTTTTGTAACACATTATCTAAGAATCTAGTTAGATCTCTGATCATAGTGGTATTTTTCCACTCATCATACTTTTCTAAGTTAACACTAGACAAACAACATACAGCAGTACGTTCTTCATTAGTAGCTAAATGTATTTCATTACATAAATTGCTACCATGTATTTTTAAACCTAACTTCTTTTGTTCTTCAGGTAGATGTTTATTAGCTGTGTCTATAAAGTTTACATAAGGTGAGCCTGTTCTAAACCTAGCTTCTAATATACGTTGCCATAAATCCCTAGCTAATATAGTATCTCTTACTACCTGTGTATCTGGATCTTTTAATTCCCACATACTGTCAGATTCTACAGCTTTCATAAAGTTATCAGATACGTTAATAGCATTGAATAGATTAAAACATTTACGATTAGCATCACCTCCAGTAGGTAACTTAAAATTACAGAACTCCACAATATCAGGGTGAGATACGTCCATGTATGCTGCATAGCTACCTTTCCTAGTTTTACCTTGTTTGTATGCTGTCATTTGTGAATCAACAACCTTTAAAAAAGGAATAGGGCCAGGGGATTTATCACCGACTGCCCTCACATCAGACCAGTGACCCCCAACCCCACCACCTTTAACAGATAACCATGCTACTTCAGAGTTGTGAGATATTAAATTTTGTAATGTATCACCTACATAAGTTAAGAAACAAGATATAGGTAAAGCTTTCCACTTTTTACCTATGTTAGGTGCATTACTAAGGACAGGACTAGCAAACATAAACCATCTCTTACTAGCATAATCATATATACGTTGTGCAAATTTTAAGTCACCTTCACAATATGCAACAGATGCTCTAGCAAAAGCTTCTTGAGGAGATGTCTCATGCTTAAGCATATAGTAATCTCTCAGTAGTTCTTTAGCTTGTTTAGATAAATCTGTATCTCTTGTATAACAAATGTTAATACCACTATAACTTATAGTATCCATTACCAATTTTTTCCTTTAGTTTTTTTTAGTAGCTCAATCATTTTATTTAAGTACCATAAACATTTCTCAGCATTTTCTAAGGCACTTCCTTTGTGCCACATTCTTAGCAAATACTTGATACAGTTTCCTTGACAGTACGATATTGCTTCGTAGTCACCTAATGTATCTACAATTACATCTATGGTTTCATACTTGCCTTTATTATAATGAGGAGGATGATTAACTACATCAACATCATACATACTTCCTTTTTCTTTTTCCCAAAACTCTGCATTTTGTTTCTCCCAATTATACAAATCATCTCTTAGTTTCAATGTATATCTCCCTCAGTCTTTGTCCAAGTAGATAGTTTTATTACATTGTCAGGAGTGTTTTCATATTCTGAGAACCCCTCTTCTTGTGCCACTTCATCCATCTTGTCTGAAACTCTTTTAGCAAACTCTAAATCTGTATTTAAAAGATGAAAGCATGTAACTAAAGCATACAATACATCTCTTAATTGTTCTGTATCTTCATCATTTAATTTTTTTGAAGGCATTATCACAGCAGATAAATCAACTGTGCTATTCCATTTCTTATTAGTAAACTTAGGTTTTAATATTAAAGCTAAGTCATCTTCCCCTATAGGGTTTTCATTATCTGTTTCAAAGTCAATCATTTTTTTTCTCCTGGAAAGGGTATAAAAGTTAGTATTTTTTCTGATGATCCGTCTTCATCAATCCACTCACTAGGTATTAGTTTTAAATGATACAAAAATCCGTACCTATTACACCAATCTGCATAAGTAGTTTTACTTTTCTTACTGAGTTTTCTTTTTATAGATTCAAAAACAAATCGTATGTCTAAGGTAGGGTGCTGTTTTTTAATCAGTAAATGTTTACGTCTATCTTGTGCTGTAAATAAACCTTTGCTTTCTATTATTATTCCGTTAGGTAATAGAAAGTCAGGAGTATATTTTCTGTATGATAAATCTTCCCACTCAATCTTTAAGGGTTCATACTTAGCAACAACACCTTTACTTTGTAAATCTTTTTGTACCTTAACCTCTAATCCACTTCTATAACCTTTACGTTTAGAAGCTGCAAAAGATTTAGCATTAAACACTTCGGATCTCTGTATAACAAACCATTGGAGGTATCTCTGCTTTAGAAACTAGTGATGGTCTTTCCTGTAGGTTAGGCCAACAAGCATGTTTGTAATTACAAAAATTACATTCAATACCTAGCTTACGATTGCCTGATGGTTTTTTTCGGTAGGTTTCTTCAACGTCCTGATAGCATCTCCGAAATCTATTTTCTTCAAGTTCTTCAGTTAGAGCTTTGGTTTTTTTAACACAGGTATCTGTGTTTATGTTAGAGGCAGCAACATATTTAAAATTACCATTAGCTTTATTGATAACCCACCAACCACCAGGCTTTGTCTTTGTAGCTAAAGAATACCCTGCCAATTGGGATACATAACCAAAGGAATCGTGTTCAGCAAGAGTGTTGTAGTCCTTAAATTTATTTTCATAAGACCAAGGACTAGCAGATTTTATATCATCTACAGCATCATTTGTAATGAGATCAGGAGTACCATCAATGGACTTACCATTGTCTAATTTAAGAGTAACCTTTTCACCATTCTTGTATTCAACACCAGCTTGCTTAAGTATACCTTTGAATACAGCCTCAACTATGTCACCCATCATCATGGTCATAATAAAACTAGCTGATGGTTTACTAGCAGCTTCAGGTTTGTTTTTATCAAACCATAGTTGACAATAACTCCTACCAATATTTGACATTCTTAACGTAAATTTATTGGATCGTTTGTCAACAAACTGTTTTGTTAAAGCCTCACGAACATCATTAGTAATTTGATCTATAACTTCAGGTGACATAACAGAGTCTTCTGATTTAAGACCACTAAGATATTTGTGTATCTTTATTTCGGCAGGGTGATTCATTAAGCTGCTTCTTCTATA